ACTCTGAAAAAAATCAGGAGTGATTTTCAACAGTTCTAACCGGGACGCCTGAAATGCCAGCCCAGGACCGCAAGATATCCGGCAAAAAAAGCCATGGGACGCGACGGGACAACGCTCGGGACGGTTTGGGCGGGGCGTCCCACGTGTCCGAAGGCCACCGTTTGCTTGTCGGCATGAAGGCAAGTGTGCGCGTGGTGGCTCGCGCGGCGGGGGCTGGGAAGTCATCCGTGCAGCGTTGGATGTCTGGCGAGGGCGTTCCCGAACCGGATGCGCGCCGAAACCTCAGGTCCGCCTACGGCATCCCCATCGAGGCGTGGGACCAGCCGCCGCAGCGCGTGCATCACGACGACGCAGAGCCCGCCGAGGCCGAGCCAGACGCCCCCGAGGTAGAACCGCCCACCGGGGCGGCAGAGCACTTCCTGGAGCTCATCCGCGGCTTCCGGCGCATCCGGCCGACGCTGAGCCCATCCGAGCAGCTCAAGGCGCTCAAGGAAGAGGGGGGGCTGCGGAAGGCGTACGACGATGCGGTGGGCAAGGTCGCCAAGGATTGGGACTACTTCATCCGCACCGAGCAGTGGGAGCGGTTCGAGAACCTACTCATGCACACCTTGGACAAGTACCCCGAGGCGAAAGCCGCGGTACACGAAGCGTTTGAGAAGCTGGGCCGCTGAGCCCAGGGAAAGCCCCGTCATGATGACCGAGCCCATGACCGAAACGCAGCTGCATGACGCCGAGCGCTGGCACGCGGACGTGGCAGGGATGGTGTTTTCCGAGCCAGACTCCGAGGACTGGCTGCGCGCCCACCGAAAGGTATGGGCGGCCGAGCTGGCCATGTACGCACGGCTGCTCTCCGAAGTGAAGCGCATGCGCTCGGAGCTGGCGTTCATTGAACCGCTGGCGCGCGAAAATTGCCCGCCGCTCGTGATGACCCCGGACGGCGCCCCCCGCTGGACCGCGGAGCGTCCGACGCAAGAGGGCAAGCCGTACTGGGCACAGACCAAGCTCGGAGACGTGTCCATGGTCGAGGTCCAGAGCGTTGATCCGCTGCGCGTCAGCCACTTCAACGGATGGGAGCCCGCGGACTGCTCTTGCTACATCGAGTGGGCCGGCCCCATCCCGGAGCCCAAGCCATGACCCGCCTGCTCGCCTTCCTCGCCATCCTGCCCGCGTGCTCGTGGGTCCCGCCCGCCTTCCCCGCTGACGTGGTTGTGCGTGGCCCGGTCACACAGGACGAGCAGTCCGCCGCCATCGACGGCGCCGAGGCGTGGTCCCGCGCGATTGAGACCGACGTTTTTGACGTGACCTTTGGCGACTCGACCAGGTGCGGACGCATCGAAATCACTTTCACGGCGGCCCAGCTCGCGCCGAACGAGATGGGGAAGACGTTCCACCAGCACTGCCGAACCGTCATCCACATCCGCCCGGGGCGCTCGGTGGCCATCATGCGCATCGACGTGGCCCACGAGCTAGGGCACGCGGTCATGGGCTCCGCGCACAACCCCGACCCGCGCAGCGTGATGTACGTGCACGATCGCGAGGACGAAGTGATCACGCTCGACGACGTGTACCGTTTCCAAGATGCAATGGAGCGCCGATGACCACTTCGCGTGCAGAAGAAGTCCGCCGCCGCGGCAGGCCGCCCGAGTCGAGCCGCCGCCTGATTGACCCCTGCACGCGCCTCCAGTTCAGGCTGCGCGCGGACCACGCGGCGAAAGCTGGCGAGCGCACCAAATGGCCATCGAAGAAGTACCGCGATGATCCCGTCTCGTTCGCCCACGACATCTTGGGCGTCGAGCCGTGGTCGAAGCAGGTGGAGATTTTGGAAGCGCTGCGCGATCACCCGCGCGTTGCCGTGCGCTCTGGCCACAAGACGGGCAAGTCAAACAGCATGGCCATCGCGGCGCTGTGGTTCTATTGCTCGTGGCCCGATGCACGCGTGGTCATGAGCTCCACCACGTCTCGCCAGGTGGACACCATCTTATGGCGTGAGCTTTCCATGATGCATGCGCGCGGCGGGCGGTGCCTGGCGTGCAAGCGCGAGCTAGCCGAGATGATGGCGTCGGGCATCCACCAAATCGACGCGGAAGAGCGCATCCCCAAGCCCTGCCCACACTCGGCCCTGATTGACGGCGAAATCGGGCGCCTCGCGCGCACGGGCATGCGTTCGGTCGACTTCCGCACGATCTCAGGCTTTACCGCCAAGGAAGCGGAAGCCGTGGCCGGCATCTCGGGCCGCAACCTGCTTTTCCTCATCGACGAGGCAAGCGGCGTACCTGACGAGATTTTCGAGGCTATCGAGGGCAACCGTGCGGGCGGCGCGCGAATCGCGCTGTTCAGCAACCCGACCAAGACAGAGGGCGAGTTCTTCCAGGCATTCCACAAGAAAAAAGAGCTGTACCACTGCATCAAAGTGAGCTCGCGCGAGACGCCCAACGTCATCCAAGGGCGCACCGTGATCCCCGGCCTCGCGGAAGCTGCGTGGCTCGAAGAGAAGCTCAAGGAATGGGGCGAGGAGTCGCCACAGTTCCGCGTGCGCGTTGACGGCGAGTTCCCCGTGGGCGAGGACGGTAAGATCTTCTCCCTTGCGTCCATCCTCTCGGCCGAACAGCGCTGGGAAGACACGCCAGCCGAAGGCCGCTTGCACATCGGATTCGACCCCGCGGGCGAGGCCGGCATGGGCGACGAGATGTGTCTATGCCCACGCCGCGGGCGCAAGCCGCTGCGCTTCGACGTGTTCCGCGGCCTCGACGAGTATGCTGCGCTCATGCAGCTGCTTTGGATGCTGCTCGAGCTGCGCGAGGAGGGGGAGCGCCCCGTGGTGGCGGTGGACGTCGAGGGCGAGGTGGGCGCCAAGGTGCACAAGGCCTTGCGCGAGTACCAAGACAACGCGCCCATCGAGTCCAAACTGCGCGAGTTCCTCGACGCGAACAAAGAGCACGCGATGCACAAGCTGCTCGACGGGCGCCTTGTGGCGTTCGATCTTGTGGTGGTGCGCTCGAGCGAGCGCGTGCGGTCTGCGTCGCGCAAGAAGGTGTACCATCGCATCCGAGACTGGCTGTGCGGAAACCTGGCCGAGTGGTTGCGCGGCGACCCCGGGCAGGACAACGGCGGAGCGCTGCCCGAGGATGCGAAGCTATCCTCTGAGCTGCACGTGCTCGTGTGGACCAAGGTGGACGATGGGCCCTTGCGCCTCATCGACAAGCGCGAGATTCGCAAGATGCTCGGGCGCTCTCCTGACCGTTACGACGCGCTCGCACTCTCGGTGTGGGAACCGGCCTGGGTGAAGGAAGAAGAGACGGCAGACGACTCGCCACCGGCAGCGGCTCACGCAGCGCCATCGATCGCGCAGCAGAGCGCATACGATGATCACGCCCCCGCGATGGACCCGTATGCGGGGGCCGACGCGTGGCGCCCACGATGAGCGAAGGACGCCGCCAGCTTTTGGCGGCGCTCCAAATCCTCACCGCCACCGAGATCGCTTTGCGATGCGGCGTGACGCACTCGTCCGTCTCACGGTGGGCAAGCGGTCAGACCGTGCCAAGCCAGAAGGCTCAGGCCGCCTTGGCAGAGCACGTGTGGACCGTCGTGGGGCCCTGGAAAACGGGACGTAGGGACACGATTCGCCGCTGAGCGTGCGTCAAAGGCGTGCACGCAGTCTGCAGACTCGCCGTGTACCTCTTGCGTCGTGGGACTTCGCGAAGCACTCGGCGCGCTGCTCGGCATCTCGGCCTACCAGACTGGTAAGCCGGCGTCGGGCTCCATCGAGCTCGACTCTCCCGAGGCCGACACGATCCGCCGCATGTACGGCGGGCAGCTCCAGCCCATCGCGTACTCGCAAACCCGCTGGTACCTGGCGGACGTAGAGGCGGCCGAGCTCGCGGCGGACGCGGGCAGCATCGCGCAAGCCGCGGCGCTGTGGTCCGCCGCCCGCCGTGATGCGGTGGTCGCCGGTCTGCTCTCGACGCGCACCGGCGGCCTCGTGCGCCTGCCCAAGCGCTTTTTGGGCGACGCGGAAATCATCGGCTCGCTCGAGCTGGGCCACCACGCGGAAACGGGCGTCGTCCGCTCTGCCTTCGATGAGATGTGCCCGCCCCAAGAGATCGCGCTGCTCGCGGCCGATGGCATCGGGTGCGGCGTGGGCGTGGCAGAGCTCGTGCCCGTCGAGGGGCGAGATTACCCCGTGCTCGTGCGGCTTGACCCGCGCTTCCTGGTGTACCGATGGAGTGAAAACCGCTGGTACTTCCGCTCGTTCATGGGTCTGATTCCCATCACGCCCGGTGATGGGCACTGGGTGCTCCACACACCGGGCGGGCGCAACGCTCCGTGGCAGAACGGTCTGTGCTGGGCCCTGGGCCGCGCATGGGTGCGCAAGACGCACGCCGCCCTCCACCGCGACAACTGGGAAGCCAAGCTGGCCAACCCCGCGCGCGTGGCCAAGTCCCCCGCGGGCGCCAGCGACGAGCAGCGGCGCGGCTGGTTTGAGCGCGTGGCCGCGTGGGGCGTAAACACCGTCTTTTCGATGCCTCCCGGATACGACGTCGCGCTGCTCGAAAGCAACGGGCGCGGCTGGGAGTCGTTCACCAAGACGATCGAAGAGCAGACCCGCGAGATTCAGATCGCGCTTGCTGGGCAGACCGTCACCACGGACGGCGGCACCGGGTTCGCCAATGCGGACATTCACAAGAGCATCCGCGCGGACCTGATCAAGGAAACCGCAGACGGGCTCGCCTACACGTTGAACACGCAGTGCATCCCGGCTTTCGTGCTCAACCGCTACGGCGAGGACGCACTCACGCGCTGCCCGGTGATGAGCTGGGACGTCACGCCACCGCGCGACATGAAGGCCGAGGCCGAGGCAATGAACACGGCCGGCATGGCGCTCAAGATGCTGACCGAGGCGCTCGAACCGCACGGCGTGCTCGTGGATGCTGCCGCATTCTGCTCCAAGTTCGGGATTCCCGTACTTGGCGACGTGGACGGCGACGGGAAGCCCGACGAAATCGTCAAGAGCATCGACAAGGGACGCCAGGAGATGCGCCCTGCGCTGCTCCGTGCGCACCGTGACCGCCAACTTCAGGAGGCCGCGTGAAAACCACGCGTTTTGAAAAAACCGGCCTACTTGCGGTCAACCCTCAGGCTTTCCTTGAGCTGTTCATGGAAGAGCCGCCCAAGCGCGACGTGCGCCAGGCGGGCTCGTTCCCCGTGATCGAAATCATGGGGCCGCTCGTGCACCACGCATGCGGGATGTTCGACAGCTACGACGAGATCCACGACCGCTTTGCCAAGGCGTGCGCAGCGCCCGGCGATGTCGTGATCCTGAAGGTCGATTCCCCTGGCGGAGAGGTGCACGGATGCTTCGACACGGCGCGCGAGCTGCGCGCCATCGCCGCCGCCGCCGGCAAGCGCATCGTTGCCTATGTGGACGGGCAAGCGTGCTCTGCGGCCTATGCGCTCGCGTGCGCGGCCGATGAAATCGTGGTCCCTCCCACGGGCATCACCGGGTCCATCGGCGTCATTGACAGCCGCATCGACGTGACCGCTCAAGACGCCGCATTCGGCCTCAAGTTTACGTTCATCACGTCGGGTGAGCGCAAGGCAGACGGGAACCCGCACACGGCAGTGTCAGACGCCGAGCTCGCGTCGAGACAGTCTGCGGTGGACGCCATCGCCGGGATATTTTTTGAGCTTGTGGCCGAGCGTCGCGGTGTTGCCGCCGAGGCCATCGAGAGTTTACAGGCTCGCTGCCTTATCGGCGCGGAGTCTGTAAAGGCTGGCCTCGCCAATCGGGTCCAGTCGTTCGACGAAATGCTCGCGGCGCTTGCGGCGCGACCTTCCACCGAGGACACACAAATGTCGAAATACAGCGAGGCCCGCGCCGCACTCGAAGAGGCTGCGAAGGGCGACGACGAAGAGGCCAAGCGCGCCAAGCGCGCACTGGCGGCGATGGACGACGACGGCGAGCCGGACGGCGACGAGAAGAACGCCGAGGGCGAGGAGTCCGACGACGACAAGAAAAAGAAGGACGAGGAGGCCGCTCGCGCTGCCGCCGCCGCGTCTTCCGCGCTCTCTGCGCAGGCCCCCACGCAGGACCTTACCGAGATTCAGGAAGAGCTGCGCGCTTCCTTCCTTGCCACGCGGCCGGACCTCACCAAGGACCAGCTCGCCGCTGTGGCAGGCCTTCCCCTGAAGCAGCTGCGCGCGGTGGTCAACGCCATCCCGAAGCCGGCGAAGCCCGTGCACACTCCGGCTCCCGCGCCCACGCGCGCCGATGGCCAGGACGGCAACGGCGAGGGCCCGCGCCTTCCCGCGGACGCCAAGGCCGCTCTCGATGTGCGGATGGGCCTCAAGGCCGTCGCATCCATCGGCGTCGAGAAGACGCCTCACAAGCTCACGCTCGGGGTTCCCGTGGTCGTGGCCGGAAAGGTTGGCTGATCCATGGCTGAAAGAAAGAAAGTCGAAGCGCGCTGGAGCCGCATCGAGCTGGTTCTGAAGAACACGAGCGTGGCCGAAAAAGGCAACGTCGCGTGCATCGATTCTACGGACGGCTCGTGCGTGCCGTCTGCCGCGTCGGCCACGCTGACTCCCATCGGGTACTTCGAAGAGAGCTTCACCGGCGACGGCACGAGGAAGATCAAGATCAAGCTGTTCAGCGACATCCTGGTCAATTTCCTCCCGAACGCGTCCTCGGGTACCGCGGTGGCCGCCGCGGACATGCTCAAGTCTTGCTACCTGAACGCTGACTCGTCAGTGACGACGACGACGACGGGCCGCTCCGTCGCGGGCAAGGTCTGGGGCGTGGTCACCGGAAACGGCGCGGGCGTGTGGGTGCAGATGGCCACCTGACGGGCGCTCGCGCCTAAAACGAAGGCTTTTACCTCAAGGGGTTTCAGATGAGCATTTTGAACGCAGCGTTCCTGTTCGACCTCGAAACGAACATGCGAACGATCACAGAGAACACCTACACCACGCTGATGCAGAATCAGTGGTGGCGGAAGGTCGCCAGGGAGATGCCCTCCAACTCGAAGAAGGAGCGCATCATCTGGTTGCTCGAGACCGGATTCCTTCAGTACGGGACCGAAGGGCAAGTGCAATTCGTGGACATGGCCACGCAAATGCAGGAGCTCGAAAACAAGTACGTCAACGGCTCCGGTCTGAAGATGCTGCGCTCGCAGCTCGAAGACCTGGATGGCGGCGGCGTGGACGCGGCCAACGCGTGGTCCCGCACCATGGGCGCGCTCGCGGCCAACTTCCCACAGCAAGAGGTCGCGGCGCTCATCCTGAGCAACCCGACTTGCTATGACGGGCTCGCGTTTTTCCACGCGAACGCATCGGGCACCTCGGGCCATCCTTACGACCCGACCAACGGATCGCCGGGCAGCGCGCGATTCGCGAACCTGTTCACCGGAACCGCCGGCTCTAACAACCCGGGCGCGCTCCCCATCGGCGGCGTGACCATCGACGTCGCGCAGGCAAACCTGAACAAGGCGATCGCCTACATCGCTTCGATTCCTCAGCCCAACGGGAAAAACCCGCGCAAGCTGAAGCCCACGAAGCTCTTTGTTCCACCGGCGCTCTATTACCCCGCGCTGCTTGCCACGCGTTCCAACATGATCGCGATGGGGGCCGCAAGCGGTGGCGGCGGTGCCGACGTGACGGCGTCCCCCACTGGAACGCTCGAAGTCGTGAAGGTCGAAGAGTTCTCAGCGGCCCTCGGCGGCTCCGATACTGACTACTACATCGGCTGCGAAGATATCAGCGGCCAGCTCGGCGCCTTCGTGTTTGTCAACCGCGAAGCGTTCAACATCACCTATCACGGCCCGATGACGGACGCTCAGCTTGCTGGAAAGCGCGAGTTTGAGTGGCTGCCACACGGCCGCTCGGTGGTGGGACCCGGCCACCCGTACCTGTTCTACCAGGTGAAGGCCACCTGATTCTGAGCGCGCGAAAGCCCGTGCGTGTGTGCGTATGACGGGGCCGAAAGGCGGCGCACACGTTAGCAGGCTTGGCAGGGCGGAGAGACGCTCAACCTTTACTGTCTGGAGACTCCAACCGTGGCGGCATACCTCGACACCGATGAATTCAAGCTCCGCACGATCATTGCGGGCTCGTTCATCGATGATCTGGAGTCGTCGCAGCCTGGATGGGTCGACCAGCAGCTCGAATCCATGAGCAGGCGCGTCGATTCGCGACTGCGCAAGCGTTACGTGGTCCCGTTCGCCACTGCTCCAGAATCCGTGAAGCTGTGGGTTACGCAGCTCGCCACCATGCGCGTGTTCATGCGCATCTATCGCGCGCCCACGGAGCAGCAACAGTGGGTCTCGGTCCAAGAGGACTACGAGAACGCGATGGCCGAGCTGAAGGAGGCAGCAGACTCGCAAAACGGTCTGTATGACCTGCCCATCACGGACGCGGCCGACGCCAGCGCCATCACGAAGGCTCAGACCGCGGCGTATTCCGAGCAGTCACCCTACGCGGCGTTCGATGGCCAAGCGGCATACGCCCGCGATGAGGACCGCAACGGAGGAGGAACGTTCCGATGAGCGCGGGCGACCTCCAGATCGATGCGATGATCGACCGGCTCCGCAAGCTGCCAGGCATGGCCCGCGCGGCCGCTCCCGACGTCGCCCGGGCCGTCGAGTCCGAGCTCGAGCGCCAAATCAAGGCCGCCGAGACCCCGGACGGGCGCGCGTGGGAGCCCAAGAAAGAGGGCAGCGGGAAACCCCTTGCCACGGCTGCCAAGTCGCTCGCTGTGGCCGCTATTGGGTCCCGCGTGTTCGCCCGCCTGACGGGCCACATCGCGCGCCACAACCTCGGCCGAGCCAAAGGCGGAGTTGAGCGTCAGATCCTTCCGACCAGCGGCATTCCCGCCAAGATGGGCGACGCGATCCGTAAGGTTCTCGACGCGCAGTTCCGACACACGATGGGGGGCAGCCCATGACCGTCGTGCTTGCTCTGACCAAGCTTTTTGGGGACGTTGTCGCCCAGTTCAAGGCGGACGCCATTGCCGTTCCAAACGTGTTCGGCTGGCGCGCTCACCTGAAGCAGTGGGAGGCCGTCGACCGCATTTGCTGGATGCCCGGCGACGTGAGCGGAAACGCGGGCGCCATCCTTCCGCCCAAGTACCCGGGCCGTATCGACCCGGGCCGCCCGCTCGCGACCCTGGACGAGCTTTGCACCGTGGACATCATGGGCAGCAACCGGGGCCAGCCAGACAACGAGCTCGCCCAGTACCAGGCATCGCGCGAGCTCTACGACAAGTGGTATCGCGCGGTCTACCTGTCCGCGCGGGGCACCTTTCGCGTGCTCTCGACCGCTTGGATCGTCACAAAAGACGAAGGCCGAATCGGGGCCACGTTGCGCGTCGTCCTTGCGGTGCAGTCGATGATCCAAGACCAAGCCCCCACGCAGGCGCCCGTCGATGCGCACGCGTCCATCACCACCAGCGTCCTTGATGAGGACGAAACGCAGACAATCCAACCCTCAGGTGCCGTGACATGAGTCAGCCAGCCGTAACCATCAACGTCCTCGACGGCGCGCTCGGGATTCTTCCGACCGGAAACAAGCCGCTTGCAGTGACCGGGCCTTGCACCAAGGGCGCACTGAACACGCCTGTCGGGTTTGGGCGCGTGTCCGACCTCGTGGCGATGTTCGGGTATGGCCCCGCCATCGAAGGCGCGTCCGACTACATCCAGCGAGGCAGCCAGGTGCTTTTCTGCCGCGCAGCAGCGACCACAGCTGGCGCGAATGGAACCTTGGACAACTCGGGCGTGACGGGCACGAGCGTCATCACCGCGGACGGCGCGGTCACGCCCATCGACGACTTCGACGTCGTTTTCCTGGTGGACGTGGGCGGCACCATCGGCACCGCGGGCATCGTCTTCCGCTACTCGCTGGACGGCGGCAACAGCTACAGCCCGCAGGTCTCGCTGGGCACGGCGAACACGTACACGATCGCGAACAGCGGCGTGAAGATCAACTTCGCGGCCGGAACGCTGGTGGCGAACGATGCCTCCAACTGGCGCACGACCGCTCCCAAGAGCTCCAACACGGATATCGCGAGCGCGCTCACCGCGCTTCAGCAAAGCACCGTGGCGTGGGACCAGTGCCTCATCGCGACGGAGATCGGGTCCAGCGTGTTCGACGCCATCGACACCGCTTTCGCGGCGATGAACCTCGCGGGCAAGCCGACCTGGTGGATCGGAAACTGCGCGCTGCCCACGAAGGCGCAGACCGAGGCAACCTACAAGACGGCCATGGACGCCATCTTTGCGACGCGCTCCAGCCTGTACGGAACACTCTGCTACGGGGACGTCGAGATGATCTCGGCGGTCAGCGGGCGCAAGTACCGCCGCCCCGTTGCCTTCCGCGCGGCCTCCATCGAAGCGGGCCTTTCGGAGGAGCAGAACAGCGCCAACCTGAACCTTGGCAGCATCGGCGTATCTATCCGCGACGACAACGGAAACCCGAAGCATCACGACGAAAGCGTAAACCCGGGCGCCGACGACTCGCGTTACTACGTGCTGCGCACCGTGCCCGGCGTGCAGGGCGTTTACGTGAACCGCCCGCGCATCTTCTCGCCGGCCGGCTCCGACTTCTATCTCATCCCGCACCGCCGCGTGATGAACCTCGCGATCAACGCGCTGAACGTCTACTTTGCGCGCCGCCTGAACAACCCCATCTTGGTCAACTCTAAGACGGGCTACATCCTCGAATCCGAGGCGCTCGAAATCGAGAAGGGCGCCGAGCAAATCTTGCGCTCCGTGCTGCTCGCCAAGCCGAAGGCGTCGGGCATCCAGTTCGCGCTCTCGCGCACGGACAACCTGCTTTCCACCAAGACGCTCACGGGCGACGCGCGGGTCATCCCGCTCGCTTACTCCGAGTTCATCAACATCGCCGTCGGGTTCCTGAATCCGGCTTTGCAGATCCAGAAGGTCTGAACGGGGAGTGATCACCGATGAGTGACCAAGTACGCATCAACGGGAACCAGTACAGCTGGGGCTCGATCATCCTGAAGTTTGTGGACGGCGATCGCTTCTACGGCTTCGACTCCATCTCGTACGCCGACAAGCGCGAGCGCGTGAAGTCCTACGGGATGGCCCGCCACCAGGCGCCGCGCGGACGTTCGCGCGGCAAGTACAGCACGGACCCCGTCAAGCTCCGTGGCCCGAAGTCATCGATTCAAGCCCTGCGCGACAAGCTGGCGGCGCTTTCGGCCAACGGCCTTTCGTATGGTGACGTCGAGTTCACCACCATCGTCCAATACGTCGAGACGGGTGAGAGCCCGATCACGGTCGAAATCGAGCGCTGCGTGTGGGTGGCCAACTCGTCCAACGAGGAGGAGGGGCCCGACCCGCTCAAGGAAGAAATCGAGCTCGACTGCATGGTCATCCGCCGCAACGGCAAGACCCTCTTCGATTCCACTCTGGAGCAGCCCTGATGCCTGACCTTACTCCAGAAGAGAAGCTGGCCCAGGTTCGCGCCGAGCGCGCGCGCTTGCAGGCAGAACGAGACGCCAAAGAGGCGGCGCGGTCTACCGAAGACCTCTTGGAAGCGGAAAGCCGCGCGCTCGCTGACGAGAAGGCGCTGGCTGACGCCGAGGAGAAGCACACGGCCAAGCGCGTGCGCATGGTCCGCACCGACATGGGGGCGATCATCGTGAAACGCCCTCACCCGGCCATCTTCAAGCGCTTCCAGGATAAAGGCTCGATGAAGACTGACGACTTGGACGCGCTTGTGCGGCCAAACGTGGTCTATCCAGACCTCGGGCGATTCGATCAAATCCTGGAAGAGCTGCCCGCAACGCTCATTCGTCTCGCGGACGCGATCGCCGGCCTCGCCGGCACCAGGGGAGACGATATCTCGGGAAAGTGACCGAGCTGCGGCGGCAGTCGAAGCATGACTTGGGCGTCGCCGCAGCGTGTTTGCTGGAAGCGTTTGGATGGGAAGAGCCAGAGAACGAGCACGAGGCCGCGCGCGCGTACACCGGCGCGCTTCTCTTGGCGCAGATGGCCGCTGACATCGCGTTGATTGCCAAGGCGCACACCAAAAAGGACTGACGTGGCCCAGGACAAAACCACCGCGACTTACGAGATCGACCTCCAGAGCAATGTCTCTGGGGCCGCCGAGTCTGCCGCGCGTGCCCTGGACAGCTTGCGCAAGTCCATCAACGCGGACCAGAAAGAGCTCGCAGCGCTCAAGAAGGCCATGAACGACCTTCAGGGCGGCGCGTCGGTGGACATCAAGGCGTTTCGCGATCTGAAAGCCCGCATTGACGCCAAGAAGCAGAGCATTTCGAGTGCTCAGGCGGCTTACGTTGGGCTCGGCGGCTCGTTCAGGAAGACATCTGGCGACGGCAAGAACGTCCGCAGCATGCTCGAGCAGCTCACCACGCAGGCCAAGGCGACGCCGGGCCCCATCGGGGACGTCGTGGGCAAGCTCGGGAACCTGCGCTCCCTCGTGGTCGGCGGTGCCATCGCGCTCGGCATCATCGCCATCGTGGCCGGCATGGTCGCTCTCACCGCGGCGGCCATCGCTGCGAGCTCGGCGCTGCTCAAGTACGGCCTCGCACAGGCCAACGCGCGGCGCGCGGAGCTGTTGCGCCTCGAAGGCCTGACCAAGATGCGCAACTGGTGGGGCATCGCGGCAGGAAACGCGGCCGAGATGCAGACCGCGATCGATAAGGTGAGCGGCTCCACGGCTCTCGGGCGCGACAAGCTGAGCGCCTACACCGAGCAGCTCTACAAGATGGGGCTCCGTGGGCAGAATCTGTCCGAAGCGCTTGAAGGCATGGCCATCAAGGCGGCCACGCAGGGCGACGAGGCGGCCAAGCTATGGGCGGGGTGGGCTCAGGGCATCGCGCTCACCGGCGGGAGCGTCAAAAAGCTCACGGACGACGTGCGCGCGCGCCTCGGGGGCATCGCGGCGGCTCAGTTGCTCGATCTGAACGTCCAAACGGAGAAGCTGCGCGAGAATTTCGGACTGCTCTTCGCGGACCTGAAGATCGATGGCTTCCTAAAGTCGCTGAACAGCATCACGTCGCTCTTTTCGCAGTCCACGGCGACCGGGCGCGCGCTCAAGACGATGATTTCGGCTGTTTTTCAGCCGATGATCAACGCGGTTGAGTACCTCGGCCCCATCGTGAAACGCTTTTTCCAGGGCATGACCCTCGGAGCGCTTCTCATCACGCTCGAGCTGCTCAAGCTGCGCAACTGGTTCCGTAAGACGTTCGGAGATTCCGAGATTCTGGCCGGATTCGACGCTCAGACCGCGGCGCTAAAGGCTGGTTTGTTCGTGGTGATGGGGCTTGCTGCCGGCGTGGCTGTGCTCGCCGCCGGATTCTTCCTGCTCCTGTCCCCCATGCTTGCCATCGTCGGGGCGGGCGTCGCCGTGGGCTACGCACTGACCAAGGCATTCCGTTTCGTAATGGGAATCGAGTGGGGCAAGCTCGGGCGCTCCATCATCGACGGCATCGTGGGCGGCCTGAAACGCGGCGCCAAGTGGGCCCTCGACGCGATCAAGAGCCTGGGCGCGCAGATGATGACGGCTTTCAAGGAGAAGCTGGGCATCGCGTCGCCGTCCAAGGAGTTCGCGCGCCTCGGCGCCACCTTGCCCCAAGGCGTGCAGGTCGGCGTGCAGCGCGGAACGCCAGGCGCGCAGTCCGCCGTCGAGAACATGGTTTCGGTGCCTGCCGAGCAGCGCGCGGCGGGGGCCGTCTCGTCAAGTGCCAGCGTGTCCACGGGCGACATCCACATTCACGCCCAAGGCGCCACGGCGGCCGAGCTCATGGCGGACGTGCAGCACCAGCTCGAAAGCATCCTGCGCCGTGTGGCGATGCAGATGGGCGCCACTGTGCCGGGGGCGGTGGCATGAGTTTTGACCCCATCACAGCCCCGATCGATTACATCCGGCTGGCTGGCCAGAAGTCGCCCGGCGTGGCGGAGATCGTGAACGCCGCGGACCTGCGCGAGTGGGCGGTGCGCCTGGTGCCTTTCTCTGAAGGCGCGATCATGTTCTACAAGCGGCGCGCGCTCGCGGAGTTCTCCGTGCGCATCCGCTTGGCCACGTTGCAGGACCACGCAGATTTTGCGGCATGGCGCGCTGTGGTGGACGCAAAGCCCAAGATTCGCACGCGTGCCACGGCGCTCGACATCTGGCACCCCATCTTAGAAGACATCGACATCAAGGCCGCGGTGGTCAAGAAGGTCTCGCAGCCCACGCAGGTCGACGACGGTATCTGGGAATACACCATCGATTTCCTCGAGTGGCGTGGCGCTCCCGTCCAGACGCTCAAGAAGGTCGACGGTTCGCAGGCGACGCCTGTGGACCCTGTAGACAGGGAGATCGCGGACCTGGCCGACCAGGTGGCAAAGGAGGCGGCCAAGTGACCGAGCTCTACGCCGCCGTTGCTGGCCACCGAGCTACCGCGCTGCGCATCACCGTGGGCACCGTGGGGCCGTGGGTGGCCGAGTGCAGCCTGGAAGACGACTCCGACGTGATGGGACGGGTGGACGTCACGGTGGGTGACCTGACGCTCTCGGGCACCGTCTCGACCTCGAACTCGGGCGTGTTTGGCGGAGAGCGCAAGGTGGTCGTGATTGGCGGCGCGAACGGATGGGGCGTGTCCGTGCCCGCGAAGGACTACCACAACGACGCGCGCGTAAAGGCGAGCACCGTGGCCGAGGACGCGGCCCGCGCGGTGGGTGAGACCATCGGAGCGTTCGTGCCCGTGAACGATCGGGTGGGCATCGACTACGTGCGCCAGGTGGGCCCGGCGTCGCGCGCGCTGGAAGACGTCGCGGGCGGTGCGCCGTGGTGGGTGGATTACAAGGGCGTAACCAACGTGGGGCCGCGCAACGGCTCGACTACGGACGCCTATGAGGTGCTGGCCTACGACCCGGGCTCGCAGCGCGTCACCCTGGGCGTGGAGAGCCCCGGCGACGTGGTGGTGGGCTCCATCCTCTCCAAGGGGCTGGATGGCGCGAAGGTCGTGCGCCAGCTCGAGATCATCGCGGATGCTGGCGAGGTGCGGCTGGTGGCCCTGTGCGTGGGCACGGAGGAGCGCGCCAGCGACCTCCCCGGCCTGATGCGTGCGATCATCGAGCGCGCCACCGATGGCCGCCTGTGGGGCAAATACCGCTACCGCGTGATCCGCATGGCGAGCGAGCGGGTGGAGCTCCAGGCGGCGCGCAAAGCCGCGGGACTTCCCGACGTGCTGCCCGTCTCAATGTGGCCCGGCGTGGCCGGCGCGCATGCCGAGCTGGCCCCCGGCGCTGAAGTGCTGGTGGAGTTCGTCGAGGGCGACCGAGCACAGCCTGTGGTGACGCATTTCGCGGGCAAGGGCGGCCCGGGATGGGTTCCTGTGAGTCTTACCCTCGGCGGGGCGACTGGGGCGCCTGCCGCGCGCCAGGGCGACGCCGTAGAGGTGCTGTTACCCCCGGCAGTGTTCTCCGGCGCGATTGGCGGCGTGCCCTCCACTGGTGTCCTGACGTTCGTTCTCAACAAGACGCTCGGCACCATCACCGGCGGCTCGGGGAAAGTGAAGGTGGCAACGTGACCGTCACATACGTCGGGAACCTGACGATCGGTGCGGCGCTACCCGGCGCGGACGCGGCGGCCGTTGCTGGCGCGGCGGGCATCAACCTCGCCCTGCCGGACATCCTTGCGCGCATCGCCGCGCTCGGAGCGTTCGCCCCGCTGCCCATCGATTTCGCGTCGCAGCTGCTCCAGGCGCAGCAAATCGTCGCCAACGTGCAGCTCGGGATCTCGATGGGGCTGCCAGTGCCCGACATCTCGGCGCAAATCGCGCTGATTTCTGCGCTGATCTCGGACCTGCTTGCCCAGGTGGTGAGCATCAACGGGCAGCTTTCCATCATCACGACCTTTCAGGGGTTGCTCGCGGCGGCTGGCCTGCACGTTTACGCGTACGCGGGCGCCGTGAACGCGTGCGGCGGGCAGGTGACCACCGCGCTCGCGTCGGGCCTCCCCGGCGGCGGCGGCGCCACCGCGGCTTGCAATGGCCTGCTCCTCATGACCGAGGCCGGCGCAACGTGGTCGGCCATGTCTTCAGTTTTCAAGGTGACCCCGTGACCATCTTGCTCGACACCATCGCGGCAGAGACGGCGCAGCTGCAACGGCTCGTGCCCGTGCCCGTGGCGCCATTCGGCTACGGAGTGGATCTGAGCTGCGTCTCGGACCTGACGCCCACCATGGCCGAGGTGGACGCGTTCTCCCCGCTCGGCGTCGCCCAGGCATGCGCCCGCCGGCTCCAGACCCAGCGCGGCACGCTGGCCGATGACCTGGCCTACGGGCTCGACGTGCGCGGCATGCTGAACACCGGCGTCACGGCTTCCGAGCTGCGCGACATGCAAGGGCAGATTCGCTCCGAGCTACTGAAGGACGACCGCATCGCTGACTTGGCGGCATCTGTCTCGATGCCATCCACCAACGCGCTCACGGTGCAAATCCGGATCACGCCCGCCGACCCCAACGCTAGCTCGTTCTCGTTCACCCTCGCCGTGACATCCGCGCAAGTGATTTTGGAGGCCATCGGATGAGTTCAGTAAGCCTCAGTGAGCTCACCACTCCGCTCACCCGTGCCCAAGCGGAAGCCCTGACCTACGCCATCCTGGCGCGGCTTGGTCTCTCCACGACGACTTGGAAGCCGGGCGCCGTGGCACGCGCGCTGATTACCGTGTTTGCGATCTTCATGGTCGGCGCGACCACTCTGCTCGCGCTCATCGCAGGCGGCGGTTTCCTCGAGACGGCATCGGGTGATTGGCTGACGCTGCTTGCGCGCCACGTCTACGGCGTAGAGCGCGAGCTCGCGACGTTCGCGGCTGGCGAGATCACGCTAGTGAACACGGCCGGCGGCGTCTACACGCTCGACCCTGGCGACCTGGTGGTCCAGAACCTCGACACCGGGAAGACATACAGGAACACGACCACCTTTACGGTGGGGGCGCTCGCGACCATCACGGTCCCCATTGCGGCAGTCGAGGGCGGTTCGGCGTCCACGTCCATCGCAGGCGCCATCACCGGATTCGTTACCCCCCTCATCGGCGTCACGTGCTCCAACGCGCTGGCGGTGGTGGGAACGGATGACGAGGGCGACGCGGCTCTGAAAACGCGCTGCTCGGAGCGTCTCGGCGCTCTGTCCCCCAACGGGCCCTGGGACGCCTACGCCTACGTAGCCAAGAATTCCAAGCGCGCAGACGGCACGCCCATCGGCATCACGCGCACGCGCCTTTCCAAGGATGGATTCGGGAACGTGGTGCTGTATGTGGCAACTGCCACGGGCGGCGTAACTGGCACTCCTGACGACACCACAACGGACCTTGGCGCAGTCAGCGACGCGATCCAGCGCGGCGCGGTTCCGCTCGCGGTCACGGCCGATGTTGAGTCCGCCGTCCCGAACGTCATCGATATCGACTACCAGCTGTGGATTTACTCAACGACCGGGCGCAGCGAGGCCGAGGTGAAAACGGCAGTGCAGACCGCGATTGCCCAATACCTCGCGACCCGCAACATCGGCGGAGACGTCATCTCGGGCGCTGGGTACGTGTTCCGAGACCAGATCCGTAAAGCGGCCTGCGTGTTCCCCGAAGTGTTTCACGCCATCGTGACGACGCCTAACGGAGACGTTTCCATGGCGTTCAACGAGGTCCCGATCCTTGGCGTCGTCACTGGATCCGTGGCGTTCGTCAGCAATCAAGAGGGCGTCTAATGGCGACCACTTGGCGCGACAGGATGCGTGAGAGCGTTCCTACCTGGCTTCGCTCGGGCGTGGCCGAGAAGCTGCTTTACGCGATCGGCGTGCAAGTGGATGCGCTCACTGACGCGGCATCCGCTGCCGTCAAGCTCCGCATGCCCGGCGTCTATTCGAGCGAATCTCTCGCACTGCTCGGTCGTGAGCGACGCATCCGCCGCGGTCCACGAGAGAGCTCGGACAACTACGCCGAGCGCCTGGACCGCTGGCTGATTGACCACCAGACCCGAGGCGGACCTTACGCGCTACTGAACCAGCTTCACGCGTTCTATTCCCCCAACAACTTTCAGATCCGGCTCGTGTACCGCTCGGGCCGCTGTTTCGACATGGCGGCCGATGGAACTATCACGCGCAGCCGAGTCACGTGGTCACCGGACAATCAGCCCGAGAAGTGGGCGCGCTGGTGGCTCATCTACTCGTGGCCAACCACGTTCCGCGCCGTGCGTACGTTTGGCGAACCTGGGCTCAAGTTCGACGACGGCTCGACGACCTACGGCTCAGGCCTGAGCTCCCGGGTGATCTACACGCTGCGCGTGGTCCCGCAGGACTGGAACGCGGCGCACGCGTTCGGCCACATCAAGCTCGTGCACGGCGCGGGCGTCTATGGCTTCCCCCCCCGCAAGTTCGGGGATGGTCTCAAGTTCGGCGGAGTGAACACCGCCCAAATCGAGGTGCCCTGACATGTCCAGTACGCTCACCGAAACCAGCACCTTTACCGCAAGCGTCATCACCCCAAGCGACGGCGACGATGTCAACGCGTCGTCCATCTCGGGGGGCTTGCAACCACTCACGAACCGCACGCGGTACCTCCTCGAGAACGCGGTGACGGCGCCTGCGCCCATTACGTTCGTGCGCATGGTCCCGCTGAGCAGGTTTCAGAATGCGGGGACAGGCAACTGGAAGCGGCAATACGCGCTCGGCGTGTCCTATTTTTCGTGCCTGAACGCGAACACGGAAAACGTGATCGGTGAGATCCAGCTTCCAGACGGGGCAACGCTCACGCAGGTCCGCGCGGGCATCCGCATTTTCGGCGGTTCTCCATCGGTCGGGATGAAGCTCACCGTGGGCGTGCAGACGGCGGATAAAACGGGCACCGTGGGGCCGTCAACGTCGGCGCTATTCGGCACCGCAGCGACCGGCACCACGAGCACGAGCGAGCAAAATCCGCTTTCGGTGACCGGCAGCTACACCGCGACCGCCGACACGAAAACCGTGAACATCGCGATCACAGCGTCCGACTCAGCTAGCGGCGCATATTCGGACACGCTGTCCTGGGTCGAGGTCACCTATACCAGCACGGACCCCAAGGCTGGCCAGGTGTCGCTGTGAGCGCCCTTGACGCGCTGATCTTCGGCATCCGAGACCTCTTTTTTGGAGGCTCGCAGCTTCCCACGCGCACCGCGCTTTCGTTCGAGGGCGCTGGCGTGACTGTGTCGGACGACGCGGCCAACCAGCGCACGCGCGTCATCATCACGGGCGGCGGCGGTGGCGGCGGGAGCGTCACTGAGGCGCAGCTGCGATCTGCCGCCGCCACGTTGACCGCATCGCTGGACGTGAACGCGCAGCGGTTGACCAGCGTTGCAAACCCGTCGTCCCCCACGGACGCCGCGACCAAAAGTTACGTCGACGGGCTTGGAATCACGGAGGCGCAGCTACGCTCGGCTGCGCTGACGCTGGCCGCATCCATGGGCGTAAACGGGCAGCGAATCACAGGGCTCGGGACCCCGGTCACGGCCACCGACGCGGCTACCAAGGGCTACATCGACGGCTTGCCCAGCGCGACCCAGCACACTCAGACCTTTACATCGTCCGGCACGTTCGTTGTGCCCGCTGGCGTGACCGTCATGGATGCGATCATGCGTCCGGGCGCTGGCGGTGGGTCGGGCGGTGGCGGTGGCGGTGGCGGCTTCTCTGGCGCGTCCGGCGGCGGCGGAGCTGGCGGGCGTGGCGGCACGAGCGGCGGCGGAGCTGAGACCGTCACCGCGCAATTTGCCGTCGTTCCTGGCGACACGCTGACGATTACGGTCGGCCTCGGCGGCACGGGTGGAACCGGCGGAAGCGGCGGAAACGCAGGCAGCAGCGGCAGCAATGCCAATGCGGCCAACTCTGGCGGCTACTCCGAAATCACCGGCACTGGTGTTTCGGTTCGCGCGGGCAAGGGCAGCATTGGAGGTGCCGGAGCACCAGCTTTCGCTGGCGGTGGTAGTGGCGGAACAAGCGGAGCAGGCGGCGCGATCAATGGAGCCCCTGCAACGCCTGTCCCCTACGGCAGCGCGGCATCTGTGAGCACCAGCTCTGTACCAGGAGCAGGCGGCGCACCCGGCGCGAACGGGACGGCAGCGACCGCCAACGGCGTGGTTTCGGGTGGGGCTTTGTTTGGCTCCGTGAACACCACGCCAGGCACCGCAGGAACCGGCGGCACGCAGTCGAGCGGAACGTGGGGCGGTGGCGGCGGCGGTTCAGGAGCTCGCGGCGACGGCACCGGATGCGAGCGCACCGTGTTCGGAGAGGCGGCGGCGGCGGCCACTGACGGCGCGGGCGGCAACGGTGGCAACGGTGGCAACGGTGGCTCAACGGGCGCCGTGGGCGTGGACGGGACAAACGGCGTGGACGGGACAAACGGGCGCGGCGGTGGTGGTGGTGGTGGCGGTGGTGGCGGCGGCGCTGGCAACACCGGCGGCAAGGGCGGCAAGGGCGGCAACGGCGGCAAGGGGTCCGATGGGATCGTCGTTCTCCGTTGGGTCAAGGCGGGTTGATATGCGCGCTGCAATCGTTGGACAGGACAACATCGTGATCAACACCGCGGCGGTGCCCAACATGCAGTGGGTACCACCGCAGGCCGGCGCCGTGCTCGTGGAGATCGCAAGCGGCCAACAGTGCGAGCCGGGGTGGCGCTACGACGCCAACGCTGGGACGTTTTCCCCGGATGCTTCCGAGCTGTCACCGGCGGAGCTCGACGCGTACAAGGACGCGCGGTGCGACGCCATCAACGCGCGCTCGGATGCGCTCATCGAAGAGGGATTCGTGTTGAACGGCATCCGGTTCGCGCTCGACCAGAAGGCCACCAACCGCCTGCTCGGCCTGATGATCCTCGGAACGAGCGCACCGTTTCCCATTCCGTGGGGCAACATCGACGACTCCGAATTCGTCACGCTTTCAAACGCGGCCGACGTGCAAGCCATGTTCGCGGCGGCGTCTCACGCCGAGGCTGTGGCCGGGCTGAGCGGGCAAGCGCTCAAGCAGGCCGTGCGAGCGGCAACCACGCGCGCCCAGGTGGACGCCGTGCAGGACAATCGCTGAGGGAGATTTCATGATTCAGCTTCTACACAGCAAGTGGGCCACGTGGGCTTTCATCTTCATCGGCGCTGGCCTGGTGGCGCTCGGGCACTCGGGCGAGCTCACCGGCCCGGCGGGTAACCTGCTCGATACGATCGGCGGTTTTCTGATGGGGCTTCCCGTGGCCATCAAGTCCGGCAAGGTCGAGCGGCTTTTGGAAGCCGTTCGGGCCGCCGACGATGGCGACTTCACCAAGATCCAAGACGCGCTGGAAGCGCTCAAGGGGAAGAAGCTGTGATCCTATCCATCATCCTCATGGGCATAGGGCTCGCGTCCGCCGCAACTCACATCGGCATCGAGATCCGCGCGAACTGCCAGGCCCGCAAGCGTGGCAAGCCGCTTCCCTACAAGCCCGGCGACATCGCCAAGGAAGCGCTCGACGTTGGCACGAACGCAGTGGGCAAGTTCTCGAAGTAAGGGAGGCTCGTCATGCTCAGAAGGTTTGATCGTTGGCTCGGTGAGTTTCTGCACTGGACCCGCTACGACGTGGGCGCGTTCGGCGCCGTGGTCGCCTTCTTTGCTGGCTGTGCCGGCTTCCTTCTTGGGCGGGGGGCCCACCCGTGAAACAGTCTTTCCCCCCGAAGCGCATGGCGCGCGGTCCCTTCGGAGCACGCCTCAAAGCTTGGAGCTACTCCGAGCATGGAACCGGCGCGCATGATGAGCCCATGTTCGAGCTCACGGCCAACGTGGGCCGCGACGAGACCCAACACGATTCCCGCTTCCCTCCCCCTCGACCAAAGGAAGACGCCGCATGAAGGCCGCCGTTTTCGCGCCACTGCACATCCACGAAGCCGCCGACGCGCCCGAGTTTCAGCGCGAGGCGCACGCGTTCTGTCAAGCCGTTGGCATACAGGACGCCGTGCACCTGTTCGATAACAAGCTTGGATACACCGGGCGGCTTGGGCAGGTGCGCGCGTGGCTCGATGCGAAACCGGCGGATGCGCTCGATACGCTCGTGTTCGTGTGCCACGGATGGAAAACCGGGCTTCAGTTTGGCGTGCAGACTGCCACGGCTGCGAAGCTGGCGGAGAGCGTGAAGCGCTGCGCCACGCCCGCCCTGACCGTGCTGCTCTACGCGTGCACCACGGGCAGCGACAACGATGGGAACGACGGGAACGACACCGACGCGGGCCCGGGTGGAGAGGGCGGCATGGCCGACGCGCTCCGTGACGCTTTTCTCAAGGCTGGCGTGCGCGCGACCGTTTACGCCCACGCGACGCGCGGCCACTGCACGCGCAACCCCTACGTGCGGCGGTTCGATCCGGCCGAGGTGGCCGGCGGAAACTGGGTGGTGGAGCCGCATTCCGAGTTGTGGAACAAGTGGGTGCACCGGCTGGCCGATGACCACGCGTTTCGGTTCCGCTTCCCGTTCATGACGGCCGGTGAGCTCGAGTTCGAGCTGCGCGGAATGCCGGGAGACGTGGCGTGAATGGGGCTGCTCGAGCACGCGTGGCACTGGCTTTCCACGCTGCCCGGATGGGCGGTGTTCGCGGGCTACTTTGGGGGGGCCGCGGGCGTGCTGTGGCGGGTGCTCGTGGGTATCGCGAAACGCAGGGCGCTCGCCGTCGCGAGGGCATGGGTCGCCGTGGAGACTGAGACCGACGACGAGCCCACGGTTCGCAAGCAGCTCGCCGCTGACGGCTGGGTTTCGCTCGACCATCACCGGCAGGTCGTGGGCCAGCTGGCGGCCGACAATGACGCCCTGCGCGCTGAGAACCGCATTTTGAGGGCTGCGCTTGGCGAGCGCGAGGGCGAGCTGGCCCAGGTGCGCGGGGACCGTGAAGCGCTCCAGTATCGGCTTGCGAACATGACCTCCCACGCGCTCCACCTGCGTAAGGAGCTCGCCGGCGCCCTGGGCGTGGACGAGGACAGCTCAAGCCTTCCGCCGCCACCTCGGAGCCCAAGCGGGACGCATGCGCCTGTGACGCACCGCCCGCCGCCCACGCCGCTCGTGCTGGAAGGCGACGCGGACCCTTTGAAGGTGACGCCAGCTGGCGGAATGACGGGCGTGAGAGCGCCCAGGACGGGTGAGTGATGGCACGCTATGGAAAACGAGGGCAGCGCGTCCAGCTCCTGATCAAGCAGGGGTCGGCGTACCTACAGCGCTTCGTGGTCACCGCCAACGGTAAGGCGGACGGTGCGCCGCGCGACATCACGGGCAAGACCATCCGCGCCCAGATCCGAAAGACGCCTTTGACCGGCGCGAACGGCGCACCCACCGTCACGCTGACGTGCACCGTCACAAATGGCCCGGCGGGTGAGTGGGCCGCTTCTCTCACCGCCACCGAGACGGGGGCCATCCCCGCTGGCGAAACGATTCTCGACGCCGATTCCCAATACGCGTGGGACGCCGAGCTCGTCAACTCAGACCCAGACGACATCGAGCCGCTGGCCTATGGGCTGCCAGGGGACGTCGTGGTTCAAGCCCAGGTCACGCGCTGAAAGGAAACACCATGTCCAAGAGCAACACTTTCGAGACCGACATCCTCAACTACATCTTTCAGGGAACGGCACTCCCCGGCGGCTACGCTGGCCCGTTCTACCTGGCATTGCATACCGCCGACCCCGGCGAGGCGGGCACCGCTGTCACCAGCGAGGCCACGTACACGGGCTACGCTCGCCAGTCCATCGCGCGCACATCGGCAGGCTGGACCGTTGCCACGGGCCAGGCGACCAACGCGGCGGCCATCACGTTCCCCGCGTGCACGGCGGGCTCCAACACCATCACCTACTTCTCCATCGTGACCACGTCGTCGGGCGCGGGAACCATCCTCTACAGCGGCGCGCTGACGGCCTCCCTCGCTGTGAGCGCCGGAATCACGCCCACGGTGGCCATCGGCGCCATCGTCATCACTGAGGACTGAACGCTCGCAACCAAGGCACGCACCAGGAGGCTAACCCATGAGCGGCGGACCCAGTTTGATTCAGTGCCTCACAGCCCAAAAGGCTGCGGGCACGCTCCAAAGCAACTACACGACGGCCAAAAGCGTCATCAACCCGACCGAGATCGTCGCGCTCCCCGCGAACTATCTCGGCCTCGGTACGCGCCTCAACATCAAGGTGGCCGGCGGCATCTCCAACGTGGTCACAGCCACGCCAACTTTTACCTTTCAGGTGATGGTCGGCGCCGTGGTCGCTTGGACATCCGGCGCACTCACCACGGTCGCCACGGCCAGCACGCTGCTTCCGTTCGTGCTCGACATCGATCTGCGCCTTGACTCGGAAGGCAGCGGCACATCCGCGAAGTTCCTCGGCATTGGCCGCATTCGGTGCGCTGCGTTCGCGAACGCCGCCGCAATCGTGCCGATCACATCACCGGCAGTCGGTACTGGTTTCGACAGCACGGTCGCCAACAACTTGGACTTCTGGTGCGGTCTCTCTGCGGCGAGCGCAAGCACTGGAATCCAGGTGTACGACTACTGTGTGACCCAGTACCGTTACTCGGCCTGACGTTCTGCAACCGTTGATCGGAGTGGGAAAATGGCGGTGGCGAGCGCGATCAACGGGCAGATTCTTCCCGGCAAACCAGCAACAGCGCTACCGCTGCTCGCCCCTGCGGTAGCGCGCTATCCAAATCCCCTGCTCCCCGTGCTCGGGACGGGGCTTCTCAAGTCGACGATCACCAATGCCCCTGCGCTCCACGCGGCGGGAACCATCGCGTATGGGTCTACCAGCGTCGCCGCTCCGTATCCGGTGCTCACGTCTGGCGACAAGCTACTGCTGACCGTTGGCACCAAGCCGAACACGGCCACCATCTCGACGCCATCTGGGTGGACCCTTGTGGGGACCTACTCCGGTGGAGCAGGCACGACTGGTGCGAACACTGGCCCCACGACGATCGCTGTATTCGAGAAGCTGGCAACGGGCTCCGAGAGCGGCACGGTCACGGTATCGATCACCTCTGGCAACAGCTCTTGGGCGCAGATCACCTCGTGGATGCTCCCGCCCGGGTGTGACTCGTGGTACTCCGCAACTGCGGCGGGCAATGCCGACACAACCACGGGGGCTGCGTGGTCTGTCACGTGCGACGGCAACCCAGGTTTGCAGCCCAATGACACTGTCTACGTCGCGAGCTGCACTCCCACGAACGTGGCCGCGGGCAGCCAGTTTTCTGCCGAGTCGGTGAGCGTAACGGGGGTAACGGGGTGGGGATCGTTCACCGAGATTTCGGAGCCTAACTCAGCAACGGGCAACCGCGTCGCGGGCTTCACGTTCTACGGATCGGTGACAGCTGGCACTGGCGCCGGCCTCCCCGTCGTCGCGGCAACGGCAAGCGGCACGACGACCAACGTGTCTGGCCCGTCCATCATGGTCAGGCTGCGGGCGTACTCATCTGCCGACAGCTTCCAGATTGCGCCGTGGGTGCACACGACCACCAACTACGGCCGTTCCTCGAGCTACATGACATCCGAGGTCGGCGTCTTCAAAGACGTTACGACCGGGCAGCTTGTGTTCGGAGCGATCGACGCGAGCGTCACAAACGGCTTGCGCCTGTGGACTTCCGCAGACAACGGCAAGACTTGGTCAGGCCCGATCGGGACGGATACGAGCCTTTCGACCTACAGCTTTCGATCTCTCACGCAGTCTTCGGATGGGTACATCCACTGCCTCTTGCTCGGCGCTGGCGGCGCACCCTACACGTACGCTCGACTCAGCCCGTCTTACACGAGCGGAGCGCTGACCGGATACTCCGTTTCAGCGACCTACACGATCGGCACGGGCTCGGAGACAGGCGAGCTAAAAGGCGCGATCCAGGTCATCAAGGACCAGTCTGGAACCGAGTGCCTTTTTTTCTGCGGCAACACGCCCAACGCAGGGGGCACTGGCATCTTCACGTTTTGCCAGAAGACACTCACGACAACGCCAGCGGCAGGAACCGACTGGACGAAGCTAGATGGCACATCGGGCATCACGAGCATTGAAGACCGCGCCACGGCTGGCCTGAACAACCACGAGCAAGACTGCGTCTTCGGACAGATTCCGTCGACACAGGTTATCTGGGTGGCCACGTCGCGCGTGCCAATGGAGCACGTGATCGACAGCTTCACGCTGAATCGGTTCAAGCTCACTCCGACCGGCGCGCACACCTGGTCCGTGGGATCTGCCGTCGTCGGCGTCGCCTCAGCACACGCGATGTGCATGGCGCAAGCGAACGACAAGCTCTTTCTCCTCGCCAACTACGTGAACACGGATACCGTGGCAGACCCACTCGGCGCCACGGGTCTCAGCGTCGACTTGATCGACAGCAGCGACACGTACACGCGCGCCTACCTGACGAATTCGGCGGCGTGGATCGATCACCCGCACACGCAGGCCGCCATCTCGTGCAGCGGCGACGGCAGCAAAGTCTACGTGGTCACGGAGACGTGGGAAGACCCTTACTCATACTGCGTTTTCTCGGCGTGGAACGGCTCGACGTGGGTAAACCACCAAGCAGAGCCGCAAGTCTTCTCGTTCAATGGTCCGTTCGGATTCAAGCGATCCGTTGGCTGGGATAACGGCCTATGCCTACTCAGGCCGGACCTCGTCGATATAAGCCCGTGGACCGCGACCTTTTACCTCGTCCCATCTGCCGCTGCCTCCAGTGCGGTCGCGGGCACCGCCTCGGGCGTAGGCACTGCCTCTGCGACAGTTGCTGCCACAGGCGTCATCGCTGGTTCGAGTGCAGGCGTAGGAACGCCTTCCGCTACGGTTCTCGGCGCTGTTGACGTGGCCGGCTCAAGCGCTGGAGTAGGTTCCGCATCGGCAAACGCGGTTGGCACCAGCGCGATTGCAGGCACCAGCGCGGGAGTCGGGGCGGCGTCCGCCACGCTCGCTGGCACGGGCGCCATTGCTGGCACGAGCGCCGGCGTGGGCACGGGCACGGACACGCTTGCGGGCACGGGAGCTCTAGCGGGCTCGTGCGCTGGCGTGGGCAGCGCCACGTGCACGGCTGGTGTCTTGGCGCAGTTCGCCGGAACCTCGGCAGGCACGGGCAGCGCCACGGGCACGGGCGTCGCCACGTTCCCAGCTTCAGGCACATCGGCAGGCGTGGGCACTGCGGCGGCGACGGCAGCTGGCACAGGGACCATCGCGGGCACCATCGCGGGCACTGGCACGGCCTCGACCACCTTGGCTGGCAATGTGCCGGTGGCCGGGACTTCGGCCGGCGTAGGCACCCCCACGGGCACGCTTGCGGGGTCTGGCGCGCTGGCCGGAAGCTCGCCCGGTGTCGGTACCGCCACGGGCACGGCAGCGGGCAGGGGCGCTGTGGCTGGCACCAGCGCGGGCGTTGCCACGGCCCAGGCCGGCATCTTCGATCACTCGTCGTCGTCGGGCACCGCGGCGGGCGTGGGCACGGCCAGCGCCACGCTCACGGCCCAGGGAGCGCTCGCGGGCAGCTCGGGGGGAACGGGCACGCCCACGGCGGCGATGACCGGGCTGGCCCCCCTCGCGGGCGCTTGCACTGGCACAGGGACGGCGACGACCACCGCTCAGCTACGCGTGGCTGTGTCCGGCGCGGCGGCGGGCATCGGGGCCGCGTCGGCTTCTCCGACTGCATCCGTGGGCGTCTCGGGGGCGGCGGCGGGCTCGAGCTCGGCCGGCATCACAGTCGGCAGCGGCCTTCTTCCGGCGGACTGGGCGAGCTACCCAATCACGTGGGTGGGCTCCGAGGTCCAGGGCACGGCCTACGTGGGCGGCTCGGACACTGAGCAGGGCCCCGCCTACGTGGGCGCATCCGAGGCCGAGCAGGCGACAGCGTACGTGGGCGGATGACGCCCAGGAGAGAACACGTGAACCGTCAACGCATTGCCCGTGTAGCCATGGCCCTGCTCGCGCTGGCCGCCCTGCTCTGGCCCGCCTTGCTCCTGGCCAGCTGCGCCACCTTCAACGCCCGCACCGGCACCGGCACCCCCGTGGACGTGGTGGCCGCGCTCGAGCAGGGGTGGCACGCCGCCGGCCTCCCGTCGCTGGCCGGCTGCCACCTGCGCGAGGCCACGGTCTACCAGGCCACCGACGCGCAAGAATTCGCGGTGCGGTGTGGCGCCCCGGTGGCCCACGCCGCGAGCTGCCTGACCACCGACAACGTGCAGCGCGGCCTACGGGTGGACGGCTTCCCCGTGGCGGTGCTGCGGCCGGGCCTGGACGACGTGCAGGGGGCGACGCTGCACGAGCTTATCCACTGGGCGGAACAGTGCGCGCTGGGCACGCCCGACGCGGGCCACCGTAACCCGCGCGTGTGGTCGGCCGGGGGTGGACGGGAGAGCGCTCAGGGGCGGGCGGCGGCGCTTCTCAGGTAGCGGTCAGCGTCCGCCGCGGCGCACTTCGGCTAGCGCTTCGGCCAGCGCGCCGACAGAGATCCACAACTCGACCTTTTGGCGGTCTGTTCCGCCGTTCTCGTCGACCTGGAACGACTCGCCGTAATCGCCGAATTCTTTGATCAGCGCAAACGCGCGGCGCCTGTCTTCGGGGGTCACCCCGGGAAGCTCGGCGGCCCGCAAGCGCTTCACCTCGTCGAGCAGGCGCACTGTGCGATCGGGAAGGTGCTCGCGCATAGTGTCGAGCCTCTCGATCTCGTCGTCGCTCATTCGTTCGGTCATGGCTCCCCCCTTGCGGCACTATGCCGCGTGCTCACCGCCCGATCCAGCTCGGCCAGCGCTTCGCGCCACCGTCTCACCCTGAGTCAGCCCGAGCAGCCCCGCCAGCGGCGCCTTCCACAGCGGCAGCCAAGAACGCCACCGCGGCCATGGCAACGCCCGGCTTGCCCAGCTCATCCACGAACCGCCGCGCGGCCACCTGGTCAGGCGCCAGGCGCGCTAGAACCTCGCCGGCAAGCTCTGCTACGGCGCCTTCGCTGACGGGCTTGCCGGCTTGCATGGCCCCCAAAAGCGCTGACGCACGTTCCCCAACCGTTCCCATTTCGCCGGAACTACGCGAAACCTTTCGGGACCTCGCACATTTTGAAAACCGGCGATCCGGCAACGGGTCCGCGAGTTCGATTCTCGCCTCCTCCGCTGATTCCGCGCACTTAGCGCCATCCGTACCAGTCGCCGCGCGGGGGCCTTGGGAACGATTGGGAACGAGATTGGGAACGGGTCCGAGTAGCCTCAGGTGGAGCTCCGGCCGTGTTTCCCGCGCGGCTCGGGCCAAGCCCTCGGGGCACAGGTGGGCATAGCGTCGCGTTGTCGCGCTGGTGCTGTGGCCCAGGTACTTGGCGACTTCTTCAAGCGTCCAGGCGCGGCCCCAACTGCCCGAGATGAGATGCGACGCGCAGGTGTGGCGAAGGTCGTGAAAGCGGACGTTGCGCGTGATGCCGGCGGTGGCCAGCGCGCGGCGCATGCTGGGCGTCTTGTCGCGCGTCCGCGGCTCCCCATCGCGCCCAGGGAACACGTGAGAGCGCTTCCCGCTCCTGGCTCGCTGGCGCTCCATCGCCTCCACCGCCGGCGCGAACAGGTGAAGGGTGCGCGTCTCTCCCGTCTTGGTGGACGCCCCCTTCCAGCTGTGGCGCACCGTCGCCGTGCGCCTGGGAAGGTCCACGTCGCGCCACTCGAGGCCAAAGAGCTCGCCCGCCCTCATGCCCGTGTGGATGGCCACGATCAAGGCGTCGCGCGTCTCTTCGTCATCCACGGACGCGAGCAGGCTGGCCACTTCCTCGCGGTGCAGCCACGTCCACTTGTCAGCCGACTTGGCCACCTTGGGCACGCGCACATCGCGCGCTGGGTTCCGCTCAAGCTGCCCCGACTCGCACGCGCTCTCCAGGCACACGCGCAGCAGGTTCAGCGCGTTCGCGACCGTCTGGCGGGCGGCCCCGGCTTTGATCTGGGCCGCTACCCACTGACGCACGTCCTGCGTGGTCACGTCGCGCAGAGGGCGCCCAGCGAACGCAGAGACCAGCACGCGCTTCCATGTGTGCCGGTCACGGCCCACGCTGCGGTGGTGGCCATCGTGCTCGCGCTCGTCCAGCCAGTCAGCGCCCCAGCCGGCGACCGTCTTCCCGGTCAGCGGGGCTTGCTCGGCGATGCGCTCGGCAAAGAGCACCAGGGCGGCATCGGCCTCGGCGTAGGTGCGGAAGGTGCCGATGGTGGTGAGCTTGCCATCGATGCGGTAGCGCGCGCGGAAGACGTCGCCGCGAGCCTCGACTGAGCCGGTTCGTCGGGTCATGGGCGCGCTTTGGAGAGCTTCCGCTCGACCAGTTCGTAGGCTTCGATTCGGCAGCCTTCCTCATGCAGCGGAAGTTCTCGGACGGCGTCGGCCCGGTAAACGTACGTTTTGAGTGGCGTCCCCTCGGCTGCCACAACGGCGTAAATGCGCTTTTTTGCCTTCTGCGTCATCGGAATGGCCTCCGGCGTACTACCGCCGCCCCACACGAGCAAGCGCACGGTCCACGGACGCGGCAACGATAGGCGTGACCGTGATGGGCTTGTCGAGCGTCAAACGGCGCTGGCGCTGGGCCCGCGTCTCGCCCTTGCGCGCACGCTTTCCGGCGAGCTCCTGCACGAGGCGCGTTTGCGCGTTCGTGTTCGCCTCGATGGCGGCGATCAGGCGCTCGAACTGCTCGGCGTCAGTCATTGGCCGGCTCACTTGGCACTTCGACCTCTCCGCAGTAAACACCGAAACGCTCAAGAATCGCGGGGTCAGCATCCCGAGATGATGCGTTTGTGACCATGACTCCCTTGGATGACCGCGCGTTGAGCGTTGGCCTGAGAAGGCGAATGAAAGCGCCCTCGACGCCAACCGGAACCGGCACGGGGACAATCGACGGTAGATGACGTCCGTCGCGTCGCTGAACAAGGTGCTGGTAAATCCACTCTTTGGCTTCGGCCAGTCGGAACCGAACAGATCCGTCTACCGCGTAGCAAGGCATGTATCGTTGCTCTAGATCGGCGATGCGGGCCTGCGCCTGGGCGAGCTCGCGCTCGAACTTCGCGCGGATGCCGTCGACGACGGGCTGCGCGATGTCCGCTTGCTCCTGAGCGACGCGTGCGAGGCCGTCCTTCAAGCGGGCATTCTCTTTGGTCGTGGCCGCGTTGCTCGCAAGCGCCTTCTGCAACGCCTGCGTGAGCGCGTGGATGTTCGCGGCCTGGTTCTGGCGCTTCTCCTCGGACTGCGCGAGCAGCCCTTCGAGCACGGCCGCGCTCTTCGGCTTGGTGTCGTCGACGCGGGGGATGGGGGCAAGCATGGTCATTTGCGGCCTGCCCTGCGCAGCTCCTTCAGACGGGCGCGCGACATTTGGTAGTCCTGCAATGTCTCACCGATGCTGCGAGCCGCAAGACCCGCCCTGCGGTCAGACTCTTTCGCGGCCAGAAACTCGCGACGCTTGCGCCGAATCGACTTGGTTTCGGGCTTCAAGCCCTTGGCCGCGCGCGCAGCATCGCGCTTCTTCCGGCGCGTCTCTCCGCTGCGCGTTCCGTTCTTCGAGCCGACGCTCGTTCCCTCTTCGACGTTCGAGCCTTCTTTACGCATGTCCATCTCCTCAGCGCACCTGCGCTCCATGGAACCGCCCACCGTGCTGGGCAGCTCGAGCAACGCACGTCACCAGTTCATCTGGTCTTCATCGTTGGACAGCGGCGCGTCGTCGACGGGCGGCTCGGCCTGGGCCGGGCGCGTGTTCGTCCGCTGCTGCGCGGGCCCTGCTGCAGGCTGGCGCTGCTGGGGCCGCTGCTGCGCAGGCTTGGCCGCTGCGCCACCGTACAGCGCGCGCATGCGCTTGGCGAAGTCCATCGCCTCGGCGTCGTCCATTTGCTTTTTCATGGCCACGCCGATGCGGTTCACGAACGTGGGGCGCCAGTAACCCTCGCCACCGTCCTTCGGCGTATCCCACTCGAGCGTCTGCTCGTACTCGGTCTCGCCCAGGCCCGGGAGCTGCTTGCGCGAGAACGCGGCCCAATCCTCGTTCCACCCCATCGTCTTGAGCGCTTCGATGGTGCGCTCGCCGGCCTTGTCGGTGAAATAGCCATACCAGGAGTAAAACCCGGCGTGCTCGCCCTCGATGACCTCGATGCGCACGCCCACCTGCTCAGTGCCGCTGTTGGCGAAACCGAACGCCTCGGTGTTCGGAACGGCGCGCGCTTTAACTCTGATCGCTTTGCTCACTGTGCTTCTCCATTGGCCTCAGGGGCCTGTTCGTTGTCTTGGGGCTGCAGGCGCTCACGCAGCCGATTCAGCACGCGCGCGAGCTTCGTGGGGTCCTGGCCAACCTCGGCGAGGCTCGCGGTCACGCCCGCGATCAGCTTCTCGTCGGTGACCTGGGCGAGCAGACCGTCGATCATCGCTCGCAGCTCTTCGGGGCTCGCCGGGGTGCCGGCCTCGACCGCCGCGGCGTACTCAGCCCAGTCGAGCGCCATCCGGTCGGGCAGGCCGTCACGGTTCTTCGCGTAGTAGGCAGCCGTGCCGACCGTGTACATGATGCGGTCGCCCGTGCTCACGCCGCGAGCGCGCCCTGTCTTGTCGTTCACGCGCTCGAACGAGTCGAGCTTCGCGTAGAGCACCGTGTCGCACCAACCGCGAATGAGGCCCGAGGCCTTTTCGTTGATGGCGGGCCCAAACTTGCCGTAGTCCTCGCCCTCGGGGTTCTTGAACTTGCACACCGCGGCATGCCCAGCGATGCCGATGGCCATGCGCTTTTCGCGGCGCAAGCGCTCCAGGCGCGCGAGCAGGACGCGCCACTCGACGAGGCTGATCGTGTTCTGGCCCTTGAAAAAGCCGTAGTCCTCGATGTTCTTCTTCCCATCCCGCTTGCAGATGTAGTTCCACAGGAACTGCTCCACGTCGTCGATTAGGTCGATGGCAAGCATGCTGTACTTGGGCGGCTTGGCCAGGAGCTCGTCGCACGCGTCGAGCAGGTCTTCCCAGCACGTGGGCGTGGGGAAGCGGTTCGCACCGGCGATGTTCTCGGTGCCGCCCTGGGTGTCGAAAAAGATGGTGTTGCCGGCGTCGGCAAAGAAGGTCGACTTGCCGAGACCGCCGTCGCCGTAGATGAAGATGCGCCGGGGCTCCTTCACCACGCCGCTCGTCACCGCATCCAGGGTCATGCGCTTGGTGCGCGCTGCAGGCGCTGGCGCCTGGGTCGGCGCTGGTGCGCCCTGTCTCATATTGGTTCTCACGACGCTTTCCTCCTCAGCTTCGATGCACGTTCCATCGCGCTGCGCACTTCCGCCCGCGCCCGACGTGGGCGCGAGTTGTTGCTCTGCTCTTTCCGGGTTGCCCAACGGCAGTTCCCGGGTTCGTAGCCACGGTCATTGTCGATGCGGTCCAAGCTGGTTCCGCTCGGACGCTCGCCCACGTCGGCCAAAAAGTTCTCGAACGACTTCCAGCGCTCGCAAACCGTGATCCCGCGAAGAGTGTACCGCTCAAAATCCTGGACCGGTCCATTACCCTTCACGCGCTGCCACATCATCTTCCAGGAGCGATACGTGGAAGACCGCGAGAGACCGTGCGTGGTCCTTCGCTCTGCAGCGAAGCATCCGCATGACACGGTGTGTCCGTAACGGAGGTTGCTCTGCGACACGACCAGGGACGATCCGCAGTCACATGAACAGTTCCACTGCCGATGCTTTTTGACCGTGGAATGAAGACTCAGCGCCGTCAGCCTTCCAAAGCGCTGGCCCGTGATGTCGATAGCGGCCCTCATTCTGCAGCCTCGGGCGCGCTCAACTCTTCATGCACGTTCTCGAGCTTGCGGAATAGCGCTTTGTCCTCGAGCGAGGCTTCCCCCGAACAAACAGGGAAGTAACTGCACATTCTGGAAAAGCGCTCGCATGCGTCGGTGTTGCGGCACGGCGTTCCGAGCCGCGTCACTTCCTTCATGGCCTGAGTCAGGAGCCACATGTCCAGGCTGTGGGCGCGCTCCTCGGACTCAAGGCGCACGACTTCACCGCGTTGGTAGTATTTGTCCGGCGATGCCGCGACGTCCTCCAGGAGGCGCTGCTCGTACTCCTCGACCGTTTCGAGGCGGGTCTGCAGCACGTAGCCTTGGGCAGTGTCCCCGGTCTCGCGCCACTTCTTGCCGTCCTTCGTGCGCACGCGCTCGCCATTCGCGTCGTGCACGATCTTCGTGCCGTTTTCGTCGGCGAGCGGGATTTGGTTGGGGCGCTGGGCAGGCTTGCGCACCACGTCGTAGATGCAGCGCTCGGGCTCAATGCCAAGCGCGCGCACACCCGCGAAGTAGGCGGACACCTGCCCGTCCATCGTGAGCTTCCGCCAGTAGGTAGAGCCAAAGCCTATTTCGCGGGATGCCGTCTTGTGCTCGACCAGGCCACCGCGAATCACCACGTCCACCTTGCCGCCGAGTTGGAAGGTGCGGGACGCTGCGCCCGTCTCCGGGTTGATGAGCGGCGCGCGGAACTCCTGCTCAACGCCCACCACCTCGTAGGGTTCGCTGCCCCAGCGCGCTTCGTAGCCGCGAAGGAGCACGCGAAGGCGTGCGGCTTCATAGGGGTCAGCTGCGCCGGCAGTGGCGGCCTCGATGGCCACGTCGAGGCCATAGCCGAGCCACCACTTTTCCAAGCCCAGGTGCCAGCACGCGCCGAAGCGCAGCGCTTCCGCGTCTTCCAATGGCCGGTAACCGAGCACATAGGCGTAGTGGTGCTCCATCTGGCAGCGCCGGAAGCACGACATCTCCGAGTTGGTCACGACTCTGAGGGCGACCTTGCTCACGGCTCTTCCTCGCCGCTGAACACCGCATCCTGGCAGCCCTGGCACATCCGGCTCAGGTCCCATTCCTCGCGCGAAAGCTCGTCGCGGAAGTCGCGTTCGGGGTCGACCCTCAGCCCGCAGGTAGCGCAAAGGCTGTTGGCAAGGGCCTGGGCGAGGGGCGGACCGCCCAGCGCTTGGCCGAGCTTGTCCATCTGCTCGAGCAAGTCGTCAGACTTACCCTTGAGCTGCTCCGAGCCGTGCAGCTCGACGGCATCCCGCAGCGAAACGGCTACCGACGCGAAGGGCATGATCACGATGCACCTCCGACGATGCGCGCGAGCTTGGGGCTCAGCTGGGTCTGACCGGCGAAATACTTGCGTGCCCACGCGCTGAACGTGGGGCCGAGCGGGCGGCGCACGCGCTTTCGCGGCGTCTTGATGACGGTCTGGTTGGTGTCGCGGTCGAAGTCGCGGACCGCCTCAGCGACGGTCTGACGGTTCGCGAACATGGAGCGGGCGCGCTTCATGGTGATGACGGGGTTCATGATTGCCCCCCGTCGACGAAGCGCGGGATCACCGCGTAGAGCTCGCGCAAGTCGCGAATCGACAACCAACCGGCGCCGCGCGTGATTCGGCGGACCATCTGTGAAGACAGCTGCATGACTACCCCTCCACCCCTCACCAACTCGTAACGAGCCGGACGAGTGAGACGGTAAGGCATCGGCTACATACTGTCAACGATATGCTGTGTAGAAAAAGAAAGGGCCCCGTTTTGGAGCCCTGGCACACCGCATCCCTGAATTTATTTTCGCTGGTTCGTCACTTCTTCCGGGTCCCGTAGAGCACTCTCAGCACCAACGAAATCTGGTCATCGTTGACGTCGACGTCACGCAGCGCCAGCGCCAGGCCCTCTCTCTCGGTGCTCGTGAGGTGTTTCCATTCTGGATGAGACAACAGCGTGCGAATGCGTTCCGTCTTCACGTCTTTCGGCCCCCCGACGCGCCGATCCCCATAGAGGATATGATCGGCGCCGACCCCAAAGAGCTCTGCTAACCGCGGTAGGAGCGCAGTCGGCAATGCCCGCCCGTTCTCCCAGCGACTTACTGTTGCCGTACTGGCACTGTCAAGAGATTCCGCGAGCTGCTGCTGGGTCATGCCCCTGGCTTCGCGCAGCGCCCTGATTCGAGCGCCTACTGCTTTAGGGTCAATGTGAGCCATATGCACACACCTTTATGAGCTTATGACGCCAGCGTCAATGCGCCGTTTTGCGCATCTTATAGTTGACGATATGTTTCCGAGTACATACAGTCTCCAGCATGGCACAGGGGTTTGGGGACAGGTTGCGCCGTGCGCGCAAGATGCGGGGCCTAAAGCAAGCCGAGCTTGCGCGCGTTACGAGCGCAGATCAGGCCACAATTTGCCGCTACGAAACGGTTGGCGGCGCTCCTACGGTTGAGCGCCTCAAGGAGTTTGCGGAAGCGCTTGGCGTTTCCTTCGCGTGGTTGGCCATCGGCGAAGGGGAAGACCCCACCGTGGGCATCGAGGACGACGGCGCTGCAGGTGTCGAGGGCGCGGCCCAATGATTACCGCGTTACGCGCCATGGGCACGCTCGACGACCTCCTGGCGTTCTGCTTTCCGGAGCCGAACACGGGTTGCTGGCTCTGGCCGTCGAATCGACGGGGCCCGACGCGCGACGTGTTCCGCAAGTTTGTCGGGCCCATCCCGCCCACGCGTCCGACCCCGAGCCCACGCCTCGGAATCACGTTCGTCCTGCACCGCTGCGACGTCGAGCAGCGCGTGAATCCTGACCACTTGTACCTTGGCGACCACGCGCAGAACGTCAAAGACGCAGTCGAGCGCGGACGCGTCGTCAAGGGTGACAGGTGGTATTCGGTACCGGGCCGCCAGGGCCTCGTGAGGCGCCGCAATCGAGGTGCCCGATGATCCCCCCCAAGAGCACCACGCCAAACGCGCCCCCCGCCGCTGGCGTGTCGCAGTTGCCCCCCTGCAAGCACAAGGCGCCCCCCGCCCGCTTGCAGGGGGGTGACCCTTTTTACGCGCTGCGCCTCGTCATCCTGACCTGGTGCGGCGCTGGTCTGCTGGCCTGGTCGTGCGTGGTCATCGCCGCGCGCGTGAAGGGGTGCATGTGAATGCCAGTCGAGGTCTTACTGTTGGGGCTCTCGTTCGGTTTGGTAGCCATCGCCTTTGCGCTCGACACGCTGAGGATGGACCCATGATCCCCGTCCTCGTCGAGAGCCCTTTCGCGGGCGATGTGTGGAATAACATCGAGTACGCGCGCGCCTGCATGGCCGACTGCCTCAAGCGCGGCGAGGCGCCTTTCGCGTCGCACCTGCTCTACACGCAAGAAGGCGTGCTCAACGACAACGTGCCCGAAGAGCGCGAGCTCGGCATCGAAGCCGGCCTGCTCTGGGGTCGTTTCGCCAAGCGCACCGTTGTCTACGTGGACCGTGGCATCTCGCGCGGCATGCGCGCCGGCATCGCGCGCGCCATCACCGAGGGGCGCCCCGTCGAGTTCCGAAGCCTCCCCGCGTACCAGACCGCCGAGGCCCTGCGCGCGCTCGCTGATGCCATGCGCACCTGGGCCAACGCGAAAGCCGAGCTGATGGCAGGTGACGTGCCATGAGCTTCGCCGTCGTCGTGGCAGACCCGCCGTGGAAGTTCGGCGACTCGCTGCCCGGCGAGACCCGTGGTGCCACGTCGCAGTACACCACGATGCGCGCGGATGACATTGCGGCCATGCGCCTTCCGGACCTGGGCGAGAACGCGGTGCTGTTCCTGTGGCGCGTGGCTGCGATGCAGCAAGAGGCGCTCGACGTCGCCAAGGCCTGGGGCTTCACCGTCAAGAGCGAGCTCGTCTGGGAGAAGATCACCACGGGCAAAGAGCCAAAGGCCCATTTCGGCATGGGGCGCTACGTGCGCGCGTCCCACGAGGTCTGCCTGATTGCGACGCGCGGCCAAGCCTTCCCGTCGGTGCGCAACGTGCGCTCTCGATTCGCGGCGCCGGTTCGCGCGCACAGTCAGAAGCCTGACGAGTTCTACGCCATCGTCGAGAAGCTCTACCCATTCGGGCCCACCACGAAGCACTACGACGTCTTCGCGCGCACCCGTCGTTTTGGCTGGATTGGCTTCGGCCACCAGCTCGGCAGTCTGAACGCGGGCGCGGCCCGGCCCGGGAAAGCACAGGAACATGAGCAGGA